GGGCGACAATCACCGAGGTTTCTGCTGACCTGGACGAGACTGCACAGAAATACGCGACCGCGATCAATACAGTGCTTGAGGCTGGCTCGGTTGGTGGTGAATCCGAGGCTGGAAGCCGGATTAAAGAGCTTGCCGATTTACTCGATACGGCTAGAACCCGATCAAAGTCGACTAGTACCGGTATTGTTGCAGATCAAAACGACATTAATAAGGCGATTGAATCAACCATAGCCGCGCTGCAGTTATCGGCTGACACAATAGGGTTTTCAGATGATGCCGCAACCCTTTATAAGTTAAGCCTTGAGGGCTCTACCGAAGCCCAATTAGGGCTTGCTTCTGCAGCGCTGGAAACTGTCACGGCCTTTAAGGAAGCGGAGGAGGCGCAGAAAGCCCTAGCCACACTCAATGAGCAAGCCGTTGATATTGCTGAGAGTTTAAAGGGCGAAGAACAGCTAATTCGAGAGTCTTACGAGCGAAGAAAGCAGGTTGTGCTCGATAGCACTACCGAGCTAGGTCAGTCGCGGGCGAATATCCTCATTGGCCTTGAGGAACAGCTTAACGAAGACCTATTAGAAATTAATGGTAGTTTCTGGGAGCGATACCTTGCCGCCGCTGAAGAGAATTTAACCTCTTTCGACCAAATCACAGCAGATACTATTGGTAATTTCGCGAGCGGGTTCGGTGACGCGTTCGAGTCGATGGTCTTTGATGCTGAAGACTTAGGCGATGCGATCGGCAATCTTGCTGACGGTATGGCTCGGTCTATTGTCGGCGCACTGGGAGAGATGGCAGCGCAGTGGCTTCTGTACCAGGGTGTACAAATTCTAGCGCAGAAAACCACACAAGCAACTGCCGCGACTACGATCAGTGCTAATGCTGCTGCTGCATCCTTGATGGCTGGCCTGAATGCGTTCTCCTCAACCGCTGCAATCCCCATTGTTGGTCCCGCTCTGGCTCCTGCTGCGATGGCTGTGGCAATTGGCGTGACTTCCCCGTTAGCGGCATCTATCTCCGCGATCTCCCTCTCTGGCGTTGCTCACGATGGCCTCGACTCTGTTCCACAGACGGGCACTTTCTTACTTGAAAAAGGCGAGCGGGTGACGACTTCAGAAACCAGCGCGAAACTCGATCGAACTTTAAGCGAAGTCAAAGAAAGTATGAAGGGTGGCGGCAATATGGGGAATGTTCGAATCATCAACCAATTTGATAACGGCGTTATGAAAGATTATTTAGGGTCGAGTGAAGGCGAGAAAATCATCATGAATGCCGTGAGCCGAAACCGCAGAACTATTGGATCGTATTAATGACCGTCTGGCCCTTTAAACAGCGCGGCGATGTGATCGAGTCTTTGGCATGGTTGACTGATGTATTCCAGGCTAAGGCTGGTGAGCAAAGAACAGCGCTTAGGGCGGCACCGCGAAGGGTTTTTGAATTAAGCCATTTATTCACAGACTACGACTATTCAACCGCAAGGGCTTTGATTCGCCAAGATCAAGGGGAGGATGGCTTTGCTGTACCGGACTGGCCGCAAGCTAGCGTGGTTGGCGCTGTCGCCTCCGGGACTTCTGTTGCCATCACACTAGATACGACCTATATTAATTTCGGCCCCACAGCGCTGTTGTGGGAGCACTCAGGGCTATACGAAGAGATCGACATTACAGTGACGCTAACGGATGTGACTGCGGCCACAGTGGTTAATGACTACACCGATGCTAGATTGATTCCTTTGTGGGGCGCTTATTGCCCTAATGGGCTATCTAACAGCCGTGGGGCCGGTCAAATTAACCAGGCCTCTGTGCAAATGCGGGTTTATGAAAATCAGGATTTAGCGGCAAGCACTTATGATCAATACCGGGGGCATGATGTTTTACCTAGCTGTCCGGTGGTCGGTGGTGGAAGTTTTGACGAAAGTATCGTCTGGCCTTTGTCGGAGTTCGATAATCAAACCAGTGTCCCTGAATACATCCGGTCACGCACTATCCCTGAGCTGGAATTCACCATGCGGTGGCATGAGTTCACGGCCCAAGGTTTATTCGAGTTGCGCCAATGGCTCCACAGCCGAAGAGGGCGGCAAAAGGTGTTCTGGTTCTCTAGTCGCGGCCATGATTTAGAGCCAGCGGCAAATATTGCAGGCACTACGGCCACAGTCTTCCGCCAAGGGGTCATGAGGCCTGAATCCTATGATATCGATGTTACAACAAAGGCGGGCGTAAGCACCTATCACCAGGTCACAGCAGTGGCCAACGGGACAGACGTATCTGGACGCCTAACTACCGATCTAACGATTACCCCAGCGCTCACCCTCACCCTTGCCAATATCTCCCGCATTAGTTATCTCAGGTGCACGCGCTTTGACGCTGACCGGGTAGAACTTCAGCACTCACCCTCTGGCGGCACTCAAGTTCAAATGCCCTGTATTGAGGTTCCCCTTCCATGACTTATATTGCCTCTGAAGAGTCGGTACAAGACGGCGATCCTATATTTCGCATTCTCTTCACTCAAGGATCAACTGAATTCAAATACACCACCGCCCCTATTATTGTTTCGACTGACTGGCTTCCCTCCTCAATCAAGATCGGCGGAATCACCCAAACTAATGAAATGGCAAAAGACCCTGTTGATATTTCTATTCCTAGAGATAGCGCGCTAGGGCTTACATTTCTCGGTGGATCTCCTGATGAGATTACTTCTGTGACTATCTTCCGTGAGCATTTAGGCGATCTTGATAGCGAGTTTCAAGTGTATTGGAAAGGCAGGGTGGCCGGTACAAGTGTTGAAGACGATGCTGTTTTATTGAATTGCGAGAACATATTCACAAGCTTGCGGCGCTCAGGTTTGCGCGCCAGGTATCAAAAGAATTGCCGCCATGCTTTATACAGCGATCAATGTGGAGTGTCTCTGGCCAGCTTTGGTAATGCGGCAACAGCAACAGCGGTGAATGGTTTTGTTGTGACTTCAACTGTGGCCAGTGGCTTTGCTGATGGGTACTTTGCGGGCGGAATTCTGGAGGACGCCAACGGAAGCAAGCGACATATTCAAGGGCATACCGGCTCTGAATTGTTACTAATGCGCCCTCTAGGCGTGCTAACTCAAGACGTTATCGACAACGGTTCAGCACCGATCATTATTTATCCGGGATGTGCGCATAACACCAGCGCCTGTAAAGATAAGTTCTCTAATTTACTTAACTACGGTGGGCAACCTTACATCCCTGGTGAGGGTAATAACCCGTTTGCCAGCAAGATCACAGGAGGCATTGCGTAATGTGGATTTTATTAGGCGCTCTAGCCTTGACCCTGGTTCTTGCGGCGGTACTAAAGCCGAAGCCTCAAAGTGTGCCCCCGGCGGGTATTAATGACATTAAAGCACCCACAGCAAGCGAGGGGCGGGAGATACCCGTGCTCTTTGGGTGCAGAAAGATTAAAAGCCCGAACATTGTGTGGTGGGGTGATTTTAGATCCGTTGCGATTAAGCAAAAAGGCGGTAAAAAGTGATTGTCACTATGCGTGATGTGCGTGCAGCAAAGATGTGCAGCCGGGGCGCTAGGGACTTTCTAAAAAAACACGATTTCGACTGGAGTGACTTTTTGAAAAACGGTGTAACGCCTGAGCAGCTAGAGGCTACTGGTGACGCAATGGCTATCAAAGTTGCGGAGGTAGCCCGTGGGCGGCAGCAGTAAAAAAGCGACGATCGGGTATAAGTACTTTATCGGTGCCCACAAAGCGATCTGCCACGGGCCGGTTGACTCTGTTTCAGCGATTGAGGTTGATGGCCGTGTTGCATGGACAGGTCTGAATGATGGGACTGATGTTATTACGGTCAATTCTCCAGAATTGTTTGGGGGTAAGAAGGCCGAGGGTGGAATCTCGGGTGAGATTGATATTGAAATGGGATACCCCACACAGGTAGAGAACGCCTATCTTCAATCACAGCTAGGCGATGATATCCCAGCGTTCAGGGGGATACTCTCGGCAATCCTGAAACAGTGCTACATGGGCAATAATCCCTACCTTAAGCCGTGGGCTTTTCAAGTGTCCAGAATACACGTTAGGCAAAATGGAATCACTCAATGGTATGACGAGAAATCAGCCATTATCAATAAATTGGTCTCTTCGGAGAATGAAGCCATTGAGTGTAATGACTTTGCGTGTGATGCGCTTGAGATTGCCTTGCTCAATACTCCGGGCATATTCTCAGTCGGGTACTTTACGACCACCTTGCCAAATATCTGGGGTGACGATGTTACCGGGTTAAACAACGACTGGCAGTTGGAAACCGACATATCCCCATTGGTCAACTACCTTGTAGAGGATGGCGCGCCTGCCAGTTGTAACGACAGTTACATGCACACCATCACCGGGACTGCGAATCCAGTAAATTGGATACCACAGCAAGACGTCCCTTACACAGGTAGTCGGCTATCTATCGGTGCAGTGATTCGGCAGCATGATCCAGGAGGGGGTGATGAAGTCCCGCTACTTGCTATCAGTCGATTTAGGGAGGCTGGCCGTGGATTCCGTTTTAACTGGGTTAGATCAAGCAATCAGCTGAATCTTTACAGTTTTGATAGTCGTGAGTCCCCTGCATTTAAGAATGACGCCTTAAGCTTTGCTCCTCCGCCTGAAGGCACTTGGTTTTTCGTCCACCTAGAAGTTAACTTGACCGCCAAAACAGCCAAGGTTGATCTGGCTTATCTCGATGCCGCTGGAGAGCCTGTGATCGAATCGCAAGGATTGAGCGTCTATCACGAGGAGACGATACCGTGGCAGTTTGGCGCGGTTTGTGCCATTACAAATATCGGAGGGGGTGATTTTGAGGCGAAATACGACTATATGACGGGTTGGCTGATAGAGGGGCAGGCCTCGCCTACACCTGAATTAATCGCGCAGTTTTTCAACTCCGATATAGATTATGTCAGGCCTGAGCTTTGCTACGTTTGCTCTGATATGAACCCCGCGCACATTGTCCGTGAATGCCATACAGACCCTACGTGGGGTATGGGGTATCAAGATGCGGATATTGACGATACAGCGTTCATGGCGGCGGCTGATCAGCTTTATACTGAAGATATGGGTATGAGCTTTCTGTGGGACCGCCAGATACCATTAGAGGATTTTGTGCTTGAGGTTCTTCGCCATATTGACGCAGTTTTATATGTGAGCAGGACCACAGGTAAGTTTGTTCTTAAGCTAATCCGCGAGGAAGTGGTTGACGGTAATACCGTTGTTTTGGATGAGTCTAATACCGATGAGATTAGTAGCCCTGATCGTGCGGCGCTGGGTGAGTTGATATCTTCAGTGACGGTGCAATTTTACGATGGCGCTATTGATGAAGAGGGGAGTTTAACGGTTCACAATGCCGCACTGGAGCAAGCGCAAGGCGTTCAGAGTAACGACACCCGGCAGTACCCAGGGTTTACAAATCGAGCACTGGCGGAGCGCGTAGCAATTCGCGATCTAAAAGCACTATCGACACCTTTACTGAGCATTAAAGAAATCCCCGCTAGCCGAGTTGCTCAAGGCTTAAACATTGGCGACCTGTTCGTTTTAAACCTTCCTAATTTAAGAATATTCAGCGTGCCCATGCGAGTGACCGCTATCGATTTGGGTGATGGCATTGATAACACTATTCGCATTAGTGCTTTGGAGGATGCTTTTGGATTGCCCAGCAATCTTGATGTTAATGTGGGTGTTCCTGCTGAATCATGGTTAGCCCAGTCGCTGGAGACCCGCTTGAGGCATCGCCCAGGCTTGTTACAGAATCCCC